CGGTAGGACCATGACGTAGATTTCGCTACATCACATGTAGTGCTAAATCGCCCCCTTTCGGGGACTAGTGGTTACTATTCTGGAATCAATCCGTAATAAGGTCGTCGGTTTCGATGCAGATTCATCTTTCGATGAGCTGATGTCGCCACCAGCGCTCTATTACCGTAATTTTGGAGCATGGTAGGTCGGCCTTGTGCACTTTCATGCAGGGCAAACATGAACCTGTTCGCCAATTCTGCCTGAGAGCCAAGTAACCGAGTGGAAGCACGAGTATTAGTAACCCGGTCAGGGTCTGGGATTGACGTAAAAGATATACATCTTTTAAGGTCATCCTCCAGATCATTTCCGGATAATAAACGTGTTGTCCCTTTGATGACTCCCTCAATTGCAATACATAAAGGCAATTGATGGAACATCCATACAGGACTCTTCCACATGTCGCTCTGATCCAGCAATCCCTCAATTGCTTTCCAATTAGACCGAACCAATTGGTCGGAATAATTGAGCCAGCGATTGAGTTTCGACTGTACCGAACTATCCATTGCTAGATAGAGATGTCTCAGGACGAGATCATGTTGGTCCTCATGCGAATGAGGATACAAGAAATCTCCCATGTTCTTGTTATTACCGATATCGTAGTATGTACGTACGACATTGATAATATCCAGAGGATCATGGCTCCTGAAATACTTCATCAGAGCATTGAAGTTCGTAGCCTTTCGGCGTAAGTTACTAATATGCTTAGACTTATATCCGAGGCACTTGTACAAGAGAGACACTTGATCCGGGATATTCAGACCCATTCGATATGGTATACCACGATCACGAAGTTGGCATAACATAGCAGTAATAAGATGGTACGGGACGGGGATCTCCCTACCTACACTTGTAGGAAGAGATTTCCACAGACGTTTGAAGTAGCTATTTCTAGCTCTGCCTGATTTGGCAGTACACTTCTTCATCTGCTCATCCACCCATTTCTTACTCCTGATGTTAAGACCAGACTCGAGGATATTCATGAATCCAGCAAGCTGGATTCCTGTAATCTCCTTCCCATAGTGAAACCATCTCTTCGCGAATTCATATGTAGTATACGACACATGTGTCTTCATAGGAGAGATGTCAACACCAAGGGATGACATGATATTCCGATATCTGTCTGCAACACCATCATGATTAATAACTACGTCATCCCCCAGAAGTATATAATATTCTGATTGTGGATCGAGGCCTTCCTTAAAGGCGGCATAGTCTATAACCATGTGGTGAGTGACAGCAAAGGTTGCCCAACTACTATAAGCTCCCATAGGTTGACCCGCATTATATACAACGGAATCACCCTCTGGAGTTACAAAAGGTGTGCCTACAAGTACTTCTTCCCATCCATCAGCATAAGGTCCACTTACCAATTTCGCAATAAGCTCCTTTTGAAGCTTAAGCGGAAACCGGTCTGTGGCTGCTGATAGATCGAGTGAGTGATACTTGTGACCTAAGCGTCTAGGAATGTAGGGATCCTGGGTAAAGGTCCGATCTTGCTTAAATGTCTCTAATAGCTCGAAAAGCCTTAGATGTAATTTTCTAAGGATCGACTGTGACCAGTAGTCAAATATAGCGACTATCCGAGCTTTCGCTTCGGGGTCATCAACTATACTTAGTCTACGTGTCACGTCTTTTAATTCCTTCTCCTTAATTCTTGTGACATTAATGAAACCAGGTTTGTTAACTGGTTCCTTTTTGCCTAGAATTAAAGATGTGAATTTCAAGGCCGATCTCTCAGGAATTGCATCCATGAGCTTTTCTAGGATGATAGGTACGAACATTGCCATCTTCTTCCATGCCGGAAGGAGTGACTTTGCTTTGTACATATCAGCCTGGGCTGTTAGCGTACTTGGGCCAAGAGGCCCTGACTTCACGCTATAATGAAGATCATCTTGCGTCCATCTAATGGTACCAAAAGGCTTGATAGAATATCGTTCCATAAATACCGGAATGAACTCTACAAGTTCCTTAAGAATATCATCAGTGGCTGCAGACGGTTTAGTTATAGTGCTGTAATCAGGTTTCTTGGTACCAGGTAGGCATCGACTTATACTAAGTAGTGTAAGAATGTATCTCCTCCCGACCTGGGAGTTGATTAATTCCTTATAAGGTTTTAATACCTTAGGGAATCCATCCTTATCTATTCCTAGTATCATGTCGACCCGTTTACAAGGTTGACCACAAATGAATCGAGTGAAAACATTACGAATCATCTTTATATGTGAGATGGTCCATATGCTTCCATTCTTTTCAACCCAATTTCCAACGATATCAATCCATCTTTTGGACAGATCGATATCGACGTTCTGAAACCAAATATAGTGAATCCACTTCATTAGCATAACATATAGTTGCTTTTGATGTGTGGTCATTATATTTTGTCGTTTTAGGTAACGCCCATAGTACTCTACAAGCGACTTTGATATCGGTGTATGTGTCACCGTGTTAGGTCCCCATCATCGTGACCACGGAGGTATCAATCCTACCGCTCGTGAGAGCAATAGGGTACACCCCCATATCGAATGTCTGGGTACGGCTTGCGCCGTGACTGAGCACCCATCCTCCCGACCAATGGTTTGGAGGGCAAGTGAACAATCAGTATCACCCCCTAACAAGGG